TTCATGGAGGGTTTTCTCTTCTGTGTTCTCTACCTTGCCTCTGGTGTTCGGATCCCATATCTCTTTCCGGTCATGCTGATGTCTGCAATATTGGTCAGGGTTCGTTTCGGTGCCAAACATGTTGATACCATGAAGAAGAGGTTTGCACGCTACGTTTTCCAGCACTTTCCAATGTTTACATTGATTGCAGTGCACACGTTTCCAGAATATCTGGAAACAGAATTAATGCGTGGCATCTTCTCATTTATGGTCTTCATGTACATTAACATGGCTACAGTTCTCGACTTTGCTAAGGTTGTTGAATGTGTGACGGTTTTGGGGTATCGTGCTCTTCTGAAATATGTGTTCTCATTGGCAGTCATTTTGTGCTACTCAGCATTATATTTTAATTATTCCTACTTTGACTGCTACGTCATTATGAACGCAATTTCTAGCCCCATTACTGTTACTCTTCAGCTTGGGTTGGCCCGCTGGTTCGGTTCAACGCTTGTGTTCCTGGACTACAACTACGAGTGTCACCTTTTGGTTGATGCTTTTTGGGTCGCATGGCTTCACATTTTTGGAAGAGGTTTTGTTGATGATGTCTGGGTTGTTCTTGTTGACACGGAAGGGCGGGTCCCCAACGGTATTCGAGAGCGTGTAGGGCAGGTCCTTACAATCAGAGAAGGCGAGAAGAGTGCGTTGTCCAACTTGTCAGTTCAGGTCTTGAATTCACTCCTCACATATGGTGAGTTGCTTGCACATACAGTAGATGCAAGTGTGTCTCGGGCTGCTCTTAAGGCAATAGAAAGTAATGACGTTAATCGGCAATGGCAAGAGATCATGAATTTCTCTGCGTACCTCCTTGACAACAATCCAATTCTCAAATCAGTTGTTGAAGGTACCTGCTCTATTAACGACATGTTACTATGTCTTGAGACTAAGAGTGACGACATTGAAGCTGTGAAACGGAGGAGTACTGAGTACCTTGCTGCGGTTTATGCTGGCTACATCGGCAAAATAATATCGGACAGAAGGGACACTCTCAAACCTACAGCGCAGGATCTTTCTCAGTTGTATAAAGAACTTCAGGTAAGCCTGTCTGAAATACCTGGGATTGTTAAACAGGCTATGGGTGGCGCACTTAAAGACGCTAAAGCCAGCGAGGTTAATGTGTTCTCACGTCAACTAAAGGAACAACGAGCACTACTACTTCGACTTACGGCTATGATCAAAGCAGCTAGGGCTGACCCTATGAAGATCGTGGGTGCATATAACAACCAAATCAGTAGCTTTGTGGCCAACCAACTCGATGAGTTTCTCACTGCGGCTGGCCGCTCTGAGGAACCGATCAGTGTTGAGAGTACACCTGAGGAATTGGCTAGGTTCATTAATGGCCTAAATCTTATAGTGCCTGACCTTTACAACCTGCTTGGCCTACCTGCCTTGGACCCTAACAACAAGGACCACGACTTACTCTACCAACTTGCGCACCTGTTGAAATATGCAGC